GTATTGTCCTTATTAGTCCTGATCTTTGTGTAATCACAATGCCAGATTTCAGCTAATTGACCGGTAGCACTCCAAATCAACTCCAAATAATAACCTCCGAATAATTCTGCATCCAAAGATACTTTTCTTGTCAGATCGTTAAGGCTTTCCATGCGATTGACTTTCTCAATGAAATTCTCTGCCTCCTCGCTACCTTTCCAACCATTAGCAGAAATATAATGCACTTTGCTTTTTACAATCGCATTATGCTTTGCTGATTTATTGAAAAGATCAACTAAATAATTCGGGTAATCGTTACGATCTCCGTACTGGATATATCCTTCGCCTTTCTTTTCTTTAAATTCTGGTTGCCTTGCCTCTGCAAATGTCACTACTCTTAGATCCATTATTGTCTGATTTTGTAAGTGTCTGTTGTTGTATATTCTGTAAACTCAAAAGGCGTTCCGACTAATTCCATGATCCCTGATTCTAAAGCATTTAATCCAGCTGGATTAGTATTGCTTGTGCTTGTTTGCTCGTAAACAACATAATCATACTGACCATTTAATGCAGTCGAAAAATTAGTATTTGTAACAAAGCTGAACTCGTTGTACCTATCCTTGTACTGGCTTAGATCCGTATTGTTTAACCTCACAAATTTAATCTCTGTATTTGCGCTTCGATTCGTGAATACAAATAAATAATTAGGGTTAGTCAATAACTGCTTTTCAGTCAATGTCAATATTACTATTTGTGTTTGTCCCTTGGTTAACCTGATCATATATCACTAAATAGCAAAGTGATGTAAATTTTACAAAATAAAAAAACCGCTGACCATCACGATCAGCGGTTAACCTAAACACTACTATGAAAAATTAAGATCCTGGAGTTTCTAAAGCAGATGCAACAGTTCCAAGTACACTTGGTGCTAATGCTGGTTCAGAACCAGTAAAAGTTAATGTAAATCCACTTCTGTCGCCCTGAGCAGTTCCGGTTGAAGCTGCATTTGCAGTCATATCAATTCCTCTGGTTTTACCAAGGTACCAATATATTCCGTTACTATCTTTTGCAACTGCAACTAAAGAGTTTTGCGCTAATAAAAGCAACTCATTTCTTGTGTTAGTTTGTAGCTTGTTTAAAATGATCTGCAATTCTTGACCATAGAAAACAGTTCCGTTTGCAACAGAAGCAGTCATCGTTTGGTTAAACATCGAAGTATCTTTTACTAAAGCATATTTCCAAAAACGCTTACCAGAAGCCTTAGTCAAAGCAGTTATTACACCACTTGCTTCGGTTGTTGCGGTTACGTTTGCGGCTTCTGTGAAATATACTTCGACAATGCCTCCGAGGCTATCTCTGCAGTCTAAGCTATACCCTTGTGTTAATGCACACGCCATATCTTTCTTATTTAATTATTTAAAAAATACGGGGGTTTTACCCCCCATTATTATGCTAAGATAAACTTAACGATTTCGTCCGGGAAAGCTACGTTTACGCCCATTTTGAACTCAGATACAAAGCGAACCTGATCTGCTTCCTTTGCGTAGAAGATTTCAAATTTATCTTCTTCGTTTAGCAAGTCAGTTCCTAAGAATAGGTTGCTCAAACGCATTGCATAAACTTTGTTAGTTCCGTTCAATCCAGCTACTGCGATCACTTTGATCATTGTACCCGGTAAAACAAACTCGCTATCAGCTTTTACATCAATTGAGTAATGGAACTGGTTTGCGTTCTTTAATGCGATTGTGTAAGTTCTGAAAAGATCCTGACCGCAGAAGATAGTCATATCATCAGCAGCAACTACTTGTGCAGGAATTGCAGCATAAACACCATCAAAAATGCTGATTACATTCGCAGCAGTAATTGAAGATAAAGGTGCGCCAGAAATGTAAGTTGAAGCATTTGCAGCAACAACGCCAGAAGCAGCACCGATCAACTTCACTAAACCATCAAACTTGTTAAGGTTTACGTTTACTGAAGTAGTATCGCCTTGCCAAAGTGAAGTTTCCAACTGAGAAGCGATTGTTTTCGCTTTTTTATCAGCAAATTCTTGCTCGAAAGGAATTGAATCATACATTGAACCAGTAGGTAAAGCCTTCTGTAAATATTTAGCCTCTAAGTCTTTTGGACAAAGTGCCTCATTTACTTTGATTTTACCAACAGTCACAGTTCTCTGAGTGAAAGTTGTTGAACCAGATGCAGTAAATCCGCAGCTACCACCAGCTTGGAATATTGCGTCTGTGTCCATGATATTGATTGTTTCTGCGCTTTTCACGCCAATCATTACGTTTCCTGCGCTTTTAATCAAAGCGGCAGTCTTTGCGCCCAATACGGAATCAGTTACCAATAAGGCTTCGTTTTGCTCGGTATAAGCGGCTAATGCGTCTACGTTAAATGCCATCGTTTTTTAATTTTTATTGTTTAAAATTGCTTGTCTGTACTTATCTATTCTTTGTTCTTTTATGCTTTTTGTGTTCACAAATTCTGTGAAGCTACTTGGCTTCTTGATTGGATCCTCAGTCGGAGTGCTTGAAATTGCTTCAATCAATTCAGCTACCTGAGCAAATCCCTGCTTTACCTTGTTTTCAAGTTCAGCAATCTTTGCATCATTTGCTTCGATTAACTCAGCAATCTTTGCATTGAATGCCTCAGCCATTTCTTCTTCTTTCTTCTTATCGTAACCAGCCTCAACATCAACTTCTGGACTTGCCTCAACAACTTTAGTTTCGATTGCGGTAATCTTACCATTTTCATCCAAAGTGATTTCTGTTCCATCCATTAATTCGTGATCTCCAACTGGTGCCGGTTCGCCTTCTAAGGTAACCAAACCGCCAATCTCTAAAGCTGAAATTTCAACCTTAGTTCCATCCATCAAAGAATATTCTGCCATTTCAACCTTTGATTCTTCAACCATTGGTGCAACTTCAGCTTCAACTTCAATAGGCGCGATGTTGTCATCAAACAACGCCTTAATTTTTAAAATTGCCTCTTGTGGGTTCATACTTTTCTTTTATATAGTTAAAAATTGATTCTTTATCACTTAACTTGTGATAATATTTTCTTGATCGCATCCACTAATGATGTGACCTGATTTACTTCCTTTGGTTTGTAGCTGAATAATCCTTCAACACTAAATCCCATGATTTCGCCACTCTTTACTTTTGCCCAAGCCTCATCGTTTTCTACAATCATCGAACCGAACCAACTACCCTCTGGCGCATCTTCAAATCCTTTCATCGGCATGATCCCTCTGGATGAATCCGATATGAAACTTTCAAATAATGTAACGCCCTCGAATTGTTGCTTTGAATCGTGCATTAAATTCACGTTGCTTTGGAAACCTTTTTTGAAAAATTTCTGGACAATCTTAATAATAGTGTCCGCACTAAAAGCCACATAATAATCGCCATAAGTATTATCAGATCTAAAAATAGGCGTATCAGCCAACATAATAGCGCCAGATATGATCCTGCGATCTTCATTAGTGACTTCAAATTTTTGAGTTTTATTAAATGCGTTCCAATTCCTTTGTATTGCTGGTCGATCTACCAATGCGATAAAATCGACTTGTGAATCATCTTCAATGCTATCCGTAATGTCAAGCATATATATCGGGATTTCTGTATTCATGTTTATAAATAGCTTTTAATTAAAAATTTATCATTTATTCAAACCTTGCTCTGTTTTCAATCTCCTGCATCCTGCTCTGAGTATTCGTAATATCTGTTTCAACAACGTATGCTCTAACTATCGTATCCCCTGAGGCACGATCAACACCACCACCGCCACCACCGCCTAAATCTGGAGTACCCATTTGGTCAATAGTAGGCATCGAAGCTCCGCCACCCATCGAACTAACACCACCACCAGGAGAAGGTATGTCAATGAATCCAGGCTCTGACGATCCGCCAGGTACGGGAGGAGTTTTTACCGCCAAAATAGATTTAACATTTTTTAATCCAGCAACAACCGCCGCCGCCGCCGCAATACCTCCAAGCACCGGACCAACTACCGGAATACCAGCCAAAGATTTGAACGCCGCAGTCGCTGACATATAAGTGTCGATTGTAACCGCCGCAATAGCAGCCGCCTTTCCTGCAACTGTATGCTCTCCGATTGCTTTAGCTACGTTCTTTAACGTACTGCTGATTTTCTGTGCGTTTTCGGCTCTGGAACTTGCTTCTTTTTTACTCAGTTCAATTCTGCCCTCAGATAATTCCTTTTCAGTTTTGGTATATGCAACACTATCAATTTTACCTTCTTTAAATAACTTTCTGTTTAATGCTAAAGCATCATCTACGCCTTTTTTTCTGGCTGCAAAAGATAGGTTTTCATTGTTGGTAATATCTTTAAACCTTTCAAACTCCTTATCATTAGCTTCCTTTAAAAATTTGCTATCAATCGCCGCAACATCTGCACCATATTTACTCCTTAACGCCGCAACTAATAATCCTTTTTGTTGCTCAGTATAATCTGCATTGTTAAGGATTTTTTTAGTTTCCTCAAGCATTTTTTCATCCAAGGCTGCGATTTCCTTTTCTTTGCCTTCCTTAAATGCAGCAATACGCGCCTCTGATAAAGTAGCTTGTAAATCCTCCTCAAACTTTTTATCCTTCTGTAATTTATCCTCTTTTATTTTGTCATCAATCGCCTTTAGTTCTAACTGATAAGTCGCTTCACTTGCATTTTTTAACTCATTCTTGGTTTTTATATCAATCTTTAAAGCATTGATTTCAGCGATCCTGGCATTGTTATTTATCTCAGCTTGTTTCTTAGCCTTATCATCCTCAGAAGTAATTTCAGCCAATGCCTTTTGATTCTGCAAATCAAGCAACATTTTGTCCGCGTTCTTTTTATCCTCAATGGCTTGTTTGTTAGCTTCATCACGTTTTTTCTTAGCTTCCTCTGCGGCTTTTTTATCCTCCTCTGCGCTTTTCTTATTGTACTCCGCAGTTAATACTAATTGCTGAACTTTTAAATCCCTGAATTTTTTCTGTTCTTCATCCGTTAAAGTTCCTTTAACCTTACTGGCATTTCTTAGATCATTAAGTTCATTTTCATTTCTCTTTTTACTTAATTCATAAATCTCCTTTTCAGAACCGCCTTGCGCTTTTAAAACTTTGATTCTGTTTTCAATATCCTCATTTGCTCGTTTATTGGCAGCGGATAATTTATCCAGATTCCGTTCTGCCTCACTTGTTATTCCAACAAAGTCGGTAAACTGCTCAATTAATGCACCTACTCCTTTAGCTAAAGTTCCCAGCGGACTGTTCTTGATCCAGTTGCTGATTTTATCAAAGTTTGCAATCACTAATCCTAAACCAACTACCAAAGCGCCGATACCAGTCGCTATAATTGCGCCTCTGAGAATTTTAAAACCTACGCTTGTTTCTACTGTTGCAACACCGAAAGCCTTTTGAATAACCACCGCAGTTGCAGTTGCCCCATTATATAAAGCCTGAAAAGCAGTTGTTGATTTTATAACTGCGCCTAATTGCTTGAAGGAATCCACAGATTCTCCGACCGCTTGTAATCCCTGAGATAAAGCCATCGCCGCATTGACTTTCAATAAAGCCTTTTCGACATCCTTATTCTCATTTCCGAACAAAGCCATCGCACCCTGCAATGCGCTGAAACCTCCAGCAACTCCAGCCAATGAGGAAGCCACCGCCTTAAATTTAGCATCTGGATTGAACGCATCAGTTAAGGCTTTAGCATCGCCAATCCTATCCTTTAACTCAGCTGCACGTTTTGCCGCAGTAATAGCCTCGCGTGAAGTATCTCCAAACTTATCAGCCATCAAAGCCACGTTTGCAGTCGCTTCCCGAAGCTGGGTTCTTAATCCCTTAACTGTTTGATCGGTTGCCTCAAAAGCACTATCTAATTTCTTTACCTCCTGCGTTGCTTGTGCTGCATCGGTTGTTACTTTTATACCTATTATTTCCTCTGCCATCAGTTCGTATTGATTACTTTTAATAAATTAACAGTTGTTGTTTGGTAGTCCATCGGATTATATCCATCTACCTTGTTTAGTCTGAATAGCACTCCATTAATCCAAATGTATTTACTGAAATCTAAGTTGTAAATATCATTCGTAGATAAATAAACCTTGCAGGTTAGTAGCTTAGATTCCATATCCGTTACCTCTAATAAGTAAGGTAAATGATAGGTATTGAATAGATTATTTGTCGGGTACGTTGTAGCCGGGAACTGCAATTCCTTTGGAACTCCGAAATTAATATCAATAGTCGGCGTGACTGGATCATTCAAATGCCCTGCATATCCATAAGAAGTAATTGTTGCTAATGTACCGCCTCCATCTTGTTGAATTTTCCATTGTGTGACATCAGTAATTTTCTTAGCCATCAATATCCGTACTACGCTATCCATCGGATCCTCCTGAGTATTGTTATTAGATAGCTTATATATGTCAGTATGATATTTATCTTGCCCAGAATGTAATTTCAATACCGAAGGCGCAAAAATTATCTGAGTTGATAAAGTTTCTTTTACGAAATCAAACTCGGAATCATACAAATTATCTCCATAGCTTTGTCCGTACTTTTTAATATAATTATCATTGTAATAGTCCGTATCTGGCGTGTATTTGTAAGCATAGTACCTCGCATTTAATTGCGACATCGGTTTAATTGACATCGGCGCACCAGTATCAATCTTTTGTGACCAGTCCAGACTATTTGTAACCGCTGATCCGTAAAAATTAATGTAAGGCGAAATATTTATCTGCTTCTCGTTAATATTGTCCTGATAAACGTACATATTAAACATCTTGCAGATTGACAAAAAGAAATCTTTCTGAAATATTCCCTTTGGCAAATTCTCGTTAATTGATATCACACCATTGTAAGCCACATCAACTATCTGGGATGTGATCTGAGCAAGGTTTATACTTGCGCTTGATATTGTTACTATGTAAGTATTGGCAGTAACTGGAACACTTATTTCAATCCTAACTGTATTTGTGTTGGCTATGTTGCCGGTAAAATCAAAAGCAAAAGTGAAAGGATTATTTGCCGAAAACGTATTTTGCGTGAAAGCCTGAACTGCAACCCCAGCAATATACAAAGTCGCAGTAATTGATGATGCAGAATCCGTTTGATAAACACCAGTTACCGAAGCAATCGTTCTAACTGTTTTTGTTCCATCGGTATAAGTGAAAATACTTTTCCCAGCGTTCTCAGTCACATTTAATAAAACAGTAGTATCGAATCCAACATTCGCACTCCGAGCAGTCGGCGTATTGCTATTTAATAATACTTGCGAGATTGTTTTTGTTCCTAAAATAAAACGATCGTTTGTTCCTCTAATACCCTGGCTATTGTTTGGGATAATTAAAGTTTTGAAAAATGCAGTATCAAAGAAATCGCAATTCAGCGAATAAGTTGTACCCTCAAAAATCTTTTCAATGTACTCCTTAACGTACAACGCAGGTCTGAAAGTAGAAACGTGAAAATCATCTTTATTTGTTGAAACATCCCCATAATCAATCAGCGGATAAAAGTAACCCGAACCATTAACTGTATCCCAACTATTTTGAATACTCGTTACGTTCCAAGTATGATTATATTCGCTGAAATCCAAATCCTCCAAACGCCTATTCCCTAACTCAGTTATGAATCCGCCCAACTCGCCAAAAACTGCGCATTGGTATTCTGTGATTCCTTTGTTAGTGACCATTTCAAGAATCCTGATCACACCCTTAAAAATCTGAATCTTATCTATGTAAACCTCGCATTTAGCCGCTTGACTTGCAGTAAAATTCGTGTTCACGTTTGGCAAATCCATGTTATGTTCCTGCGACATCCCGATTTCAAAAGCAAAGCCAAAAATCTGGTTATTTCTGGCAGTCGCTGGGATTGAAATAGTCCTACTGAAGGAAGTATTCTTGCTTCCAAAATCCTTCACATCATCTACCGAATAGGTAAAATCCGTTCCGATATCCTTCAGCAAATCAATAAGTTGATCTTCAATATAGATTTCAGTTCTTATCATCTGAATTGGCTATTTAAGTATTTACCGATCTCAACCTCTAAATCAAAATTGAATAGCTTATCAGTAACCTTGTATTTGTACTGGTAATTCGTATTTCTAATCGTGACCGGGAAGAAAGCACCTTGCACTTCCATATAAACAATCGGAGAAGCTACCAACTGCGCCAACCAGGCATAATCCATATCATTAACCCAATCAGAGGTTAGCATATAGTAATCCGTATGCTGAATAGCAAAGTTGAACGTAGTTTCGTTGTATTTGTTATAAGCATCAATGTTGGTCATCTGACCGCCTGATAATTTGTAAGGATTTCTCCGGTACGAACTACGCTGGAACTCTGACCTCCGTTTATTTACTAATCGGAACGCCATCGTATCATAACCTCCCAATCGGTTAAGAAAATGCAAATTATATTGTCGGTATTTTGGATTGCAAACCTGCTTAAACTTTAAAGTTCTGGTAACTGCCGCACCTAAAGAGATATAAACATTGTAACCAAAGGTATTCTCTGTAATAACTGTGGATCCGATAAAAGCATTGATTGCCGCAGCTTGAAAATTAAACAAATTGAATTGCCCGGTCATGGTTATATCTCCGCTGACCGCAGTTCCTAAAGTTCCATCCTCATTAGTCGGTTGCACCCATAGCTTATAGGCACCAGAGGTAATCTTTAAAAACGTGATAAAGAATTGATCTCCGTATTCAATAGGGATTTCTGAACTATCCCTATCAGATAACCAGTCATCTGTATAGTTTTCAATCAAAAGGTTATCATAGTAATTTGATAGCACCAAAGGAATGTCGCCATTCTCCGTAAATATGTCCCCGAACAAAGGCGCGTAATAATTGTACGCTGAAAAATTACCTGAAGCTAAATTTGGAATAACTGCACCGCTGACTTCCTCCCCTATCTGGACTTGATAATCAACTTTAATCTTATCGTTTGATGCCATTAAAACAGTTGTTCCGGAAGGCTCAAAGTAATTACTGACATAGGCACGAACTACTGGCGAAGCATTGAACACTCCATAGCTACCATCTGCTGAAGGCGAAGGAAATATTTTGTTCCTGCTTACTTGTGCGCCATTAATGTAAAGATCATACACGAATTTAAAATTTGTAGTTCCGACATTATTCGAAGAAGCTACAAACCACAGATCCTCGTGCATACTCGGAAAGGTTGCCGGTTGACTATTTATTGTTATTGCCATTTTCTAATTTATTACCAATTTGCCTAATTTGAAGCTGAACATCGCCACCAAAAGCAGTTGCCATTGTTGCGAAAAAATCCTTATTAAATACTGTTTTAACTGCATTATCAAAATATGATGTTGTTTTTAATCCATCCCTTTTAATAGCCGAAGCAGTCGCATAAGCTATTGTTTTTAACGATGTAGCTTTATCTACGATCTGACTTAACTTTTTACTTTTGCGCTGTGTAGTGCTTAAATTCTTTTTCTGTGTTTCTGAGGTTGTTTTGGCTTTCCCTAATTTGTACCATTGTAAGATAGAGTTTGCCATTTTCTGATTCGGAAACGGAGTTTTGTAAGCATAAGGCGAATCAGATGAAACCCTTTTTGGTCTTGCATTTACACCTCCAACACCTCGCACTCCTTTGTTTACGAACTTGTAATAAACTGATGCCGGATTATCCTTGTCATAACCCAGATACATTTCATAATCGTTGCCAAACTTCCGAACCTTCGGAACTGCTAAATCGCCAATCTTACCTGAAGCAATGGAACCGCTTTTGCTTAGATTCTTTTGAACTTCATCATTGAACTGCTTACCATAAAACATAAGCATTTGTTCAGCAACTGGGTATTCAGTTGGATCAACTACATCAAATTGCTCTCCGATTGATTTTAAAAATCCATCCCTTAATAGTTTCGCTTGTGCTTTAGCTTCACTCATGCCTATAAATAGCCAAATCCATTTTTAATATCTAATAAAAAAAGCGACTATCTCAGCCGCTTGGTTTGTTCCAGATCATAAGCATTTTTAGATTTCAAATAAGCCATCACATTTAAGGCTTCAATAGTTTTCATTTCAAATGCTTCCGAATTTCTAATATTTTCGTGGTCGGCAATAAGTTTAACGGTATAATGCCATCCGTAGATTCGCATAAAAGCAACTGCACCGAATCCGCTTGTTCCTCTGTCATCCCCACCTTCATCATCTCCGCCTTCATATAATCCTGCGAAACCTCGATCCAGTTTCTGTAAACTTGATAAAAAAAAACCAGCGAGTGATATACGCTTATGAAATTTGCTTCCTGCATGTCCTGAGAATACTCCTCATGCTTACTCGCATCATACTTGTCATCCTTCCATTTGCCAAGCCAATTCTTCTTTTGAGGAATAATCATTGAAGCTGCTATCTTGTGCAGATTTGCAACAGTATCTTTGCTGAAAACCTTGCTTTCAATGTACCGCGCAAAAGGCATATTCTTTACATCGTAATTAATCCGGTACTGTTTGCCATTTGCTTTGATATAGTTTACTGGCTTACCTTCAATAGGCTCATCCAGAAACTCCAAATCTTTGCGCAACTCCTTTAAGTCTTTGATCCCTAAACTATCAATCTGATGCTCAGTCAATCCAGTTACGATAGTCAATAGCTTGACTTCCTTGTCTAATTCAGTCCAGTCTTTATCTGGATTTTGTAAAATAGGCATGATCTGTTGATACTGCCAAAGGGTTAAATCGTTCCATTTCATAGTGCAAATTTAAGCAAAGGCATAACGCCCTGATCCTCGTTTAAAATTAAAATTCTGCCAGGCTAAAGCTAAAGCAACCACGCAATCATCGTGAAAACCTGAAGGTGCTGAATACCTTACTCCGTTGGCAGTAAATTGATATTCAAAAATATCCAACTCATTTACAATCACGCCTTCCGGGAAACCAATCTTGCGCTGCTGGATTGCTTGTGCTAATCCTTCCATTAATTGCTGCTTTGATTGACTGGTAAACTTCAAGCCTTCAATGTTTATTCCTTCTCGCATTAAGTCCTCCAGTATCGGATCCCCAACTCCGGTGCTATCTACCAATATTGGCGCTGAAGGCAATCTCTTTATATTCTCTTTAGTGTTATGCCAGTCCATTTGAAAGCGATCAAAATAAGCCACATTCCCATTAGCATCCAGTCCGATTACAACAGTAAAATCCACAGACTTTGCTAAGTCAATCCCGTAGCTTACTATTTGTTGCGCTGATATTGGCTTTACACAATTCCTAATAAATGCACTCCCGAAAGGATTGGCACTATTCTCTGCTGGGTTCGCTAAATATTCCTGCTCAAATACAACCTCCGGGAGTTGCAATTTTGCATCCTCAATCTCTCTAATATTTATATAAGGGTTATCGTAGGTTGTAAACTTGAAGCTGCGCCAATCCGTTTCTCCGCCTTTCATAAACATTGAGTAAAAAAAGTTCTTACCTCTGGGAGTAGATAAAAAAACCGCCTTACCTTGATAATCTGTCAATGTTGGTCGAATACTATTCTGCCATCCGCTTTCAAGATCAGGAATAAATGCTGATTCATCCACGATCACTAAATGAAATTTGCGCCCTCTTAAATTGTCCAGCCTTTCGCCAGTATAAAACTCAATACTGCCCCCATTCGGGCAATAGATTTTTAGATCAGAGATATTGTTTTTAAAAGGTAAAGCCGATGTAAGTCTTTCAAAAAACACCTTTGCTAATTTATAAGTCGGCGTGATGTAGGCAACTTGACCGCCTTTTATCGCTTCTTTTATTCCCATGATCTGGGATAACTCAGACTTGCCAAACCTTCTGCCGCACATAACAACAATAAAACGCGCATCGCACTCTAATATCTGTTGCTGATTGATATGTGGTTTTGGCAGTTCTAACCTCATAAAATAGTTTTACCCTCTACAAATACAACCTCAATCCTTGAATCCTGCTGAATATCCATCTGCTCTTTAGGCTTTCCGTAAACTCTGGTTAACAACGTATCCATACTGTAAAGACTGCCATTTTTTAAACTTTTATTCATTGCATTGGCAATCGTTTTCTCTAAGATCGTAGCATCTGGATGATCATATACGCCTTTCAATTCTTGGATAGTCATTGACATCATTACCTGAATAGTATCGTTGATCTCGCCAAGTCTGTAACCCTGCTCTTTCAACAAAGTCACATACTTGCGATCCTTCCCTTTCGGGTTACCGCTTTGACCTTTTTTCCAAGGCGTTAAGTTTTGTAAATTTGCCATCTTCTTTATATTTTTTTATCGCCTATAACTTGGCGAGAATTATCTTTTGCTGCCGTTAATTTGTTATCCCAAAACATTTCACACTTACCATCTTTGATAGGTACAACGTTAAACCAAGATTGCCAGTGTGACATTTCTGCGGTATGTCTATAACACTCATGTTTCATATCGCATCCAACTCCCGAACACATTGTAATATCTGCCATTCCCTAATAAATAGTGTATAATTTACTCCAAGTTGTCGGCAGAGATAAATCCCGAACTTTGAAATAGCCTTTAAGTTCAAAAAATAAATCCCATTCTGCTTGTGTTTTTATATTGATATGTCCCCAAGGGATATCGTTGTCTGTTTTCTCGGATGTGGAACTGAATAAAACATATTTAGGCGCAATGATATTAAACAAAGAATCCAATTCCTTGTCTGTCATGTGTTCCGCAGTTTCAATAAAGTGCAGCAAGTCGGTTGTAATAGGATTTTTTAGTATGTGAATATGAGGTACTTGCTCTTTCATGTAATCCCTATGCGCTTTAAATACCTCAAACGCTTTTATATCATACCCTGCCAGATAGTAAGCATCGGCATAAACTCCAGTCCCTGCACCATAATCCAATACTGTTTTAATTTCTAAGTCTTTAATCTGCTCAACAGTTAATCGTGCTAATTCTTTAAAATCAGGATTGTGCATTCCGATTCCGTTCTCTAATTCTGTTGCTAAAAATTCTTTGTCTGACATCATATTAGTGTTTCTTTTGGTAAAAATTGAGTACAATTTGTATGCCCGGCAGCTTGGCTCATTCTGTAATCTCTGCCTAATCCCTGAACTACTGCCATAAAACTGGACTGGTTTCCGCTGACATATTTTGCACCAGCTAATAATTGCGCCAGTTCTAAATAATCCCTAATCTCATACCTTTCAATCAAATGCTTGTAAGGCTCATACTGCGATTCAAAACCAATAAAATAAACCTTATCGGAATTATCCTTTAAAAAGTTTATCTCTGCAACCCAGTCCGTATAGTCATTTCGATATCGTTCAGTTACATTAATGAAGCTATAATCTGTGATTATCGGCATAACCTTTAACCAGCCTTGCTTCCAAGTTTCATCTATAATCTGGAAACTCTGCAAATGCAGCTGAACTAAATGAGTTAAATGCAAATGATCATTATTTCTGAATTTATCTAAATCATAAACTGTACCAGAAAGTTCCCTTCCTTTTTTAACCTCGTGAATATACTCCTGCGATTCCAACAATGGCAGAACTGTATTGTACAAATCATCTGGTAAATTTACATTGAAAATACCTCCGCCTAATGCCTTAATCGTAGGCATAGCATAGATCACATCTCCAGTTGCGCCGCTATGGTAAAAGTTGTTCATTTGTCTATTTCTGAAAGTTTTCTCTGCGCCCAAGCAATACCCTCATCGCCTCCCCATGCTAACCACATCAATGCACCGCAATCTTCTTTAGGATCTCCTTTTGAGTTTTCACGATGCCTCTCAAAACTTGACATTCTGGCAATCGTTTCTCTGCTGATGTTTTCGCCTTTAGCAATCTGATTTGCCCTTGTCCATCCGACTAAAGTTCCGCAACCTTTATCGTTTTCCTTCTTGATATTTAAGGCTCTTCTGGCATTAGCTTTCGCCGCCTCTGGATAGTCATTGTAACTATCAACCATTGAAACTCTGATTGCCGCCCAGACTGACTGCGCTTTTTCCTCTGTGTCAAAGATACATGCACCGGATCCGATCCGATACATTCCGTTACTGCATTTAATTACTGGCATATAATTTATGATAAATAGCAAACCTTCTCTTATTTACTTCGTGCAGATTGAAATGAATATTGCAGTAATCATACAAATCATTGCCATATTGAATCCTCGCATCCTGATCAAAAGTCAATAACCGAATCCATTTGTACCAATCTTTTTGCGAATTAACGTAGCATACCGGCATATCTTTGTAGGGATCTACGTTGCTCACTATCGCTGGATTCTTTTTAGATGCAGTTTCCAAAACCTTTAGATTTGATTTCATTGCGCAGAACTTTGAATCGACCAAAGGAATCAGACTAATATCGGAATCGCAGTAAGCTGCCATGTACTCGGTAACCTGATTGTAATTGTAAATAGTCGGGTTCAGTTTTAATCCATTGGTAAACGCTGAAATCATGCCATCCCAAATATGTTTCTCGTTTTCGTTATAACCAGCAATCACAGTTCTAACCGGAAAGTTTATCCGCTTCATTGGGTTGCGCAGAATGTTCAAATCCTTGCCATGTGTACCGGATCCCGACCAGAACAATCGCACCAGATCAGAAGGCTTTTTATCTAAAATAAACTGTTCCTCTCCAAAAGGAATTGCATTTGGCAATATCTCCACGTTTGGATTCAGCTTGTATATCTCATCCGCTAATCGTTCATGAGTGCAAGTGCAGAGATCTGCAATCCTAATCCACTCTATTATTTGCTCAGTTACTTTGTTCGCCTTGTAGCTTTCATACAGAATATGCGAAGGATCCAAATGCCAGTAGTCATCATTATCAACTACCAATTTAAACCCATGCTTTTTGCGCCAAGCATCCATCTGATCTGGCGTTATGTTTGCCAACATGCGATTCATAACCACGATATCATAATTGCCCTCAAAAGTTTCATCGCTTATTGTATCGGTCATCAGGCAGTAATCTTTTTGCATGTTTGCGATCGGCATCATTATCCTATGGTAACCAACTCCGCTTGTTTTGCTTGTAATTGCCAGAATTCTCATTGCGCTTCAAACCACTTGTAAAGCCTCATAATCATATCGTACTTACAATTACCGCACCAAACCGAAAGCAGGAAGTTAGGATCCAAATATAATCTGTAAATATGCTCATACATTTGCAGTACCGGCAAATCTAAATTCCTGATATAGCCATTCTTTGCACATTCGTAATTGCTCTCATTAGCGATCAGCCAATCCCGATGCTCTTGTTTTATTTCCATAAACTCCACATTAATTTGGTTACAATCGGCGCACAGAACCCAGCGATAAAAATAGTGCTGGTAATTTCTTGAATCAATTCAGGCGCATAGTAATGTAATGGCGCTGACCAGGCAGCCAGACAACTTCCGCAATTAAAAGGCTTGAAATTGATTTTCCATCTAACATGAAAGTTATGGATCTCCGTAAAAAATAGCGATGCACAGATAGCGGTTATTATTGATAGAATCATTTTTTGATATTTTTTTTAATCTCGGCTTTAGTCTTATTGATGGATCTGACAATCGACATATAAGGGATCCCGGTTTTTCGGCTTAATTCTTTCGCATTCTTTTTAAAATCTAAGGCGTATAATTTGAACAGTTCTCTGTTATACCAATGAAGGTTCTGTAAATGTAATTCTATTTTCTGATATGATTCTTCTGGATCCGATTCAACGCTTGGAACCTCCTGATCATTCTCCAGCAATTCTGTATAGTTTCTGTAATTCTTAAAAAAATTGCTTCGATCACTTTTAATCATGTTTAGCATAATCCGAACCATGTAATACTTTAGTTCGTTCCGCTGGTACAAGCCAATCAACTTCTCCTCCTCCATTTCGCAGAGGATTAAAAACACTTCGGATTTTAAATCCGCTTGAAGTTCGACTGGCTGCATCTTTTCAAATGCCTCATTCACTGACTTTGATTCCCAAAACTCAGTTATGATCTTATTCCTAAGCATTTATTTTTTTCACTGCTTAACCACTGCAAATGTATATCCTTTAAAAACTCTTTATGCTCTTTTTTATCTCCGTATTTATCATGGCATTTCCTGCATACTGCCATTAAATTATAAATATTCTCTGGCTCTTTAGTTCCTCCCATTCCTCTGCATTCAATATGATGAATATCCACTGCCTGATCTCCGCATACCTCGCAGGGTATAAAATCAGATTCATCAAACCCAAAGTACGTTAAATATAATTTAGTATGCTTTTTCAAATGGCTTTCCGTTTAACTTGATTTCAATACTCGGATCTAATGCTATCATTCTGTTTACTATTACATCGCAGTATTTAGGATCTAACTCCATACCGTAGCATTTGCGTTTAAGCTGGTGTGAAGCTACCATTGTTGAACCTGATCCTAAAAATACATCCAATATAATATCTCCTATATCAGATGAATTTTCTAAAGGTTTACTGCACAAAGGTATTGGTTTCATTGTAGGATGCTGATCTGACCTACTTGGTCTATCAATATCCCAAACTGTTGTTTGCTTTCTATCCCCACACCATTTATGAGATGCACCATCAAGCCAACCATAAATACAAGGTTCATGTTTCCAATGATAATCCGACCTTCCAAATGTTGAATTATTTTTATTCCAAACAATGTATGATTTAAAAAGAAAACCAGCATTTAAAAACTGTTGAATAAAATTGTGTGTTTCAGATGAAGCGTGCCATACATATATTGCACCCCCTTTTTTTAATGCAGTTGCCAATGTAGTATAAACATCATATAAAAACTTAGGAAAATCATCTAACTTATCATTTGCTATTTTTTCCCTTTTTTTACTACCACCTTCATAGTCAATGTTATAAGGTGGGTCGGTGTGAATCATATCAGCCTTTTGACCATTCATTAGCTTTGCAACCTGATCACTATCTGTACTATCCCCACAAAGCAAACGATGCTCACCTATCTCATATAAATCACCTAATACAGTAATTGGATCTTCTGGAGGCGTTGTATCAAAGTCATCCTCCTCAGCTTCCAATACTTCTGTATCAAAGTTAGGAATATCTAAGCCCCATTTATCCAATAATTCAGTATCCCATTCATTTGCCAACTGATCCCAGTCCCATTCTCCAAAACCTACGTTATCCTTTATCAAAAATTCATCTCTTTGTTCCTGAGTCCAATCATCAGCCAAAACAATAGGCAGTTCCTTTAAACCAACTTCAATAGATGCCTTTAATCGCATATTACCACCCAGAACAACATACTTGCCATCAACATCAGTAAAACATACCAGCGGTCGCTTTTCTAACATTTCCGGAAACTCTCTGATTGACTGGACTAACTTTTTGAATTTGTCATCCTTTATAACTCTGGGGTTCTTTGAGTTAGCTTTTATTTCTGAAATTTTGACTTTCATATAATATTTTTTAGTAAAGGTATTAAATTTCTATAATATCAAAACCATAGATTGCTTTGATTAGTTTTTTCTTTAGCCGATAGACTGGCAGTTTCTTTGTCATTTCTGACTTCACATCAATAACCTCGAAAACTTTACCTTCTTTAAAAGTAACAAAATCAGCTTTATAGAAACCAATCTTAATTCCATTTACAACCAGATCATAGCGAACTTGCATCTGAAAACTATCTATCAACTTAGCTTTTTGCTTCAGCTTCAGGATCCCGTAGTAAGTCGCTTCCTTTTTAGAATCAAAGGTAATCCCGTTAATTACTGTTTTTATGTTTTTGTACTTGTTTTTCATAAAATCGGTATAATATTTTTAATAATTGCTTTCATCACGTTCACAGTTATTGAATTACCGGCTTGTTTATACGTTTGACTATCTGAGCATGGCTTGATAAATGAATCGGGATAACCTTGAAGGCGCATACATTCTAAAGGAGTTAGGCGGCGGATGCGGTGGTATTGTTTTAAAATTGGAGTTTGACCTCCACCCATTCCCATTGCAGAAGTAAGTGTTGGAGATATTCCATCTGTTCGTGGGTGCTGATGTTCTTGTGTGCCTCCTTGTATCCAATCAATCTCTTGAACCACCACCCCCTGATTACAAGCAGTATCTAAAGTATTTGCAATCTGATCACCTACCCTGCATCTGCGTGTTTCGGAATTAGGATTTGAAAGATTAATACTATCACCTTCTTTTGCTATGGCATAGCCTTGCTTTGTGGCTTCTTTGACTACTATCAAATTATCCTTTTGAACACTTGTAATTGTATTTGTTATCCCTTGCGAATTAGGTTCTAATCTTTGTTCCATTGGCGAACCAGTTGTCCTATCTGATGGGTTCTCTGGGTTTCTCCCTCGCATAGCTACGCAGTAGGGTTCTATAACTAAATCATCTTTACCACTACCACCAATTTTTACTGTACTGCAAATTCCATCAAATTCATTAAACTTAACGCCAAAACCATTTCCAGCTTCATCATTTCTTTTTTTATGCTCCATTAGGTTTTCGATACTTTCATCACTCAAATAATACTTCTCATCGACTTCCGGCTCTAAAATATTCTTTAGCCTTTTTGTTAATCGTTCACCTATTGGAAAACGGAACGTATTTGGTAAATCATTTCTAATCCCAACAAGAAAAACCCTTTCTCGGTTCTGCGGTACTCCGAAATCTTTAGAGTTTAATACTTTGAAATGCAGATTGTAAAGCAAAGAATCCTCATGATTAAACATATTGATGTGAGTATTCATTGACCTACCCAGTAAAGCGCACCAATTCTGGAAAGTGATTCCGTTATTATCAGATAGCAACCCTTTTACGTTCTCAATGATAAATACTTTTGGTTGCTGATTTTTAACGTATCTGTAAAAGTCATAGAATAACAACCCACGTTTATCCAATTCGCCTAATCGCTTACCAGCAAGACTGAACGCCTGGCATGGAATCCCACCAATAAACAAGTCCGAATACTGTTCCGGCTTATCCCATTCTTCAGCGGTTAAATCGGTGTACATTTGATTAGGTGTGAAATTTGCTAAATACGTTTGTCTGGCATATTTATCAATCTCACATGCAAATGATATTTCATGCGGAATATCCAATTCTTTTAAGGCTTGTTCTGGACTTCCAATTCCCGAACATACTGTAGCTATTTTCATTCCCATTCTTTATAATTGGTTAATAATTTACTTAGTTTTTCATTCTCTAATTCCATTTGTAGCATCCGAGCATTATTCTTCCTGACTATCATACGCATCTGTTCAAGCTGCTCAGATAACGTAAAGAAATGATCATAAATCTGCTTTAATTTATTATTGCGATCTATAACCTCATGAATCTTGTCATTCAAACCGTTTTTTATGCGATATGAGAAGACATCTCCTTCAAGGTGGCAGATTATACCAGCCATAG